TTACTGAACTTTCAATGCTATCAGCATTAGATTCTATTTCATATAAGTTTTCTTTGTAGTTCATTGTTCTCTCCTTAATATAATATGTATATACCATATTCTAATTACTTTGTCAAGTCTAATGTTGTGATAAATGTACATTTGTTTGTTTACCTAATGTTACTTGAGAGAAACAACCACCCTTACAAGTATCACATATCTTAATCTTCTTATGCGTCTTAGGACATAAGTATCTTCTATCACCTACTTTAGATGTAGTCTGCTTGTCGTCACCAAAGTACATAGTATTCCACCCATTATCTTTGAGCATACGTTCTTCTTGCTTGATATTCGTTGGGTCAATAGAAGCATTGAGTGATATGTTTTTAAGGGGAAACAATACATCTTGTATTAATTGTTTTAACCCTTCATCTCTCCATGCTCTAGTTGGAACCCACCATACTGTATCTGGTGTAGCTTCACATAAAGTTTTTATTCTAAATACGTCTGACATATCTTTGATAGCTTCACCTCTACTCATGAGCCTTGCTCGTTTTGTTTGTCGTCTTGACCTAAACAATTTTTGTTGTAGTGCTTCTAAACTATCTTGATTGTCATTCTTATTTGTAGGTAAAGATTGCCAGAACTTCTCATTTGCAATATCTTTTTTAGCCATACCCTTAAACATTCTGTATAGCTTGATATTGTAACAAGACGTATCACAAAAAGAAGTTCTGTGTACACATGAACCCTCGACATCACCAACAGGATTGATGGGTCTGTCGATAGTCCACATGTTAATATCTTTACACCATCTAATAGTTGTAGGTGTCATAGTTACTCCTTAAGCTTGTAATAAATTAAGCTGTTGTTGTCTACTCATAGACTTGGTTACTTTAGTTATATCAAATGATTCGATTAACTTCTCTACATTATTTGATACTACCCAATTAAATATTTGTTTTATTTGAGCATCAGTACCCTTATCAAAGACAAACATTTCAGTACCTTCTCCATGTTGTGCACCATGTCTAGCAAACCATAGCTTCATGTTTTTCTCTAATACATAGCAATGTCCTGCGTATAAATGAGAAGCAATTAACTTGAATCCACCATACGAAGATATGTTTAATATTGTAAATCTATTTTTAATATTTTTAGTTACTCCTATCTTACAATAAGGTGTACCTCTTTCTCTTGCAACATAGATATGCTTTATACATTTACTATAGTTACTTTTATTTCTAAAGGCACTCTCTATCTTATATGAGTGAACCTTTTTAGCATCTTCTATTAATTTATTTAAGTCCATTTGTTTTCTCCTATTATAAATGGGAATGTTAATAATAACTCTAGCTTATTCCCTACTCACCAGAGTATTCGATAGTTACCACACTATCAAATTGTATTTCGGGTAGTCCCCGATACTTATTTATGTGGGTTAATTCTAAACTCTTTTATAAAATCTGACCACTTACATTTATACTGTAAAGCATATGCTTGAGAATTAAGTTTACTGTGTAAGTCTTTATGACAAGTGTATCTTGCATCATAAATTTCATTAGCTATTTCTTCTAATCTCTCACCAAGTTTCTCTGCTTTTACTTCTATTTCTTTACATTGTAATTCTATTTCTTCTAATTCTTTGTCCATTAAATCATCAAAGTAAGCCTTGTATTTTATTTCTCTAGGCATCTATTCCTTCTCCTCTCCACCCACGATTCCAAGCATAGTCGTGTGAGTTAGGTGTGTTTAAATAATATTTTAATAATTCTCTTGCTTTGTTTATATCTGAATATATCTTATATTGATAATGATTCCTATGTGTGTCTACAATTTCTCCTTTGTTCCACAGTTTACAGAAATCTTCTATATCATAGCTATCAAGTGTAACTTCTACTGTATCTACTATATGTATTTTAGTCATCACTATTCTCCTTTATGTTTACACCTTGTTCTCTTGCTATATCTTCTATGTTATCTTCCTCATCTAATTCTGGTAGTCCTTCAGACTCTATCAAGTCCATGTCCCAATTTATTTTATCTAATCTTTTTAAAAGACTTCTTGCTCTTTGCTCTTGTAAGTTCATTTGTTATCTCCTGTTATGTTATAGTATTATCTTAGTATATTTTTATTAAACTGTCAAGTCGTCGGGTAGTCCCCGATACATGTTCGTCTGCAAATACTCCTGCACTTCTACTATACTTGATAGGTTTCTTAACTTCATAAGAGTACACCACACCATTAATAGTTATCTCGTGTGTTGTTACTGTTACAGTTTTACCCCAACCCCAAGTAGGTCTACCTCTACGGGTGATGCCTGTGTCTGCTCCCTCTTCTATTATCTTACCTTGTTGAGGGTAACTTTTTAATCTTCTTACAATGTCTTTAGCTTTCATTGTCTTCTCCTTGTTGTCGGGTAGTCCCCGATGGTTTGTTGTTGGTGGCACACCTTCTGCCGATTATGTCTTAAGCATACCACCTTTAAACTGTTGTGTCAAATGAGATTTATTTCTCATCTAATGTATGATTTATAAACTTCTTCATATCAAATCTTGGGTTATCCTCTTGCAATACTGTTGCAATTTTACAACATAAGACTCTTGCTGTGTCATCACTTGGTAAAACTTTGAAGTGATGTTTAAAAATGTCTGCAATTTTTATGTAAGATTTTCTAGTCATTTATTTTCTCCTTTTTAATTATAGAATCAGTATTGCATCTTTGCTCATCATTGTCAAATGAAAAGTTCATCAATAAGTATGACGGGGAGTCATCATAGTATAGAAAGAATGGTTAGTCTTGGGTGTCTTAAGTGTCTGTTTTCTGGGCATATGGTACCATAATAGGCACGAATAGGGTGAATTATAGGGACATATTCGTCGGGGAGTACCCGATAGGTAGGTTGTATTCACCGAACCTCTAATAATCTGGGTTGTTTTCACCGAACTTTATAGAAAATGGGGGTTGCTTTCACCGAACTTGTTAGACTTGGGGGGTTGGCTTCACCGAATTGGGTAGGATTTAAAAGAAATAAAAAAAATAGGGAGCTTTTACACTCCCCATAATTATATTATTTCCATGGAATAAACTTTGCTGTTGCTAATCCGAAAGCAATTGTAAATAATCCAACTACTTCACAAATTACCCATAGTAAAACTCTAGGTTCTCCTGTTAAGTGATGCATATTTAAAACAAATGTTATATCATCAAACCTATAAACAGGTAGACAAGCTAACATAAACATAAATCCGAACATACTTAATGTTAATCCTGATATTAATCTAAACATATTTTTTACCTTTTAGTTATGTCGGGTACTCCCCGATAGTCTGGGGAGCAATCCGAGTGAGATTAAGAAACTTTCTTAACTTCTTGAGCATTCTCTTCAATAAATTCCTTACAGATTTGTAAAGCTTCTGTAATATCCAAATTCATTAAAGCTTCCTTAACATCAGACTTAGATAAGTTTAGACTATCCATCTTTTCAGCTGATGAAACAATCTTATCAGTGTCTGGTCTATTGTTAGAAGGAGTTATGCCGTTAACTTTCTTATTAAAGTCTTGGTGCATTTTAACAGCACCCTTTAAGCCTTTAATACCTAACTTATCCAAAGCCTTTCTAATTGCTTTGACTGAAGTTTTGTCTTTAATCTTTTTCTTTACGAAGTCAGAAAAAGTAAAAGCTGAAAGCTTCTCAAATAAATCACACTTACCTTTGTCATTAAAAGTAAAGACTGACTCCATTAGCTTGGCTTCAGCTTTTAAAGCTTTCTTTATCTTATTAATGTCTTTATCATCTAATCCTTGAGTCTCTTGATTAGTGTGAAATATAAACTTACTAGTACAATCTAGATTTTTATCTGATAAAGCTAAAACAGTATCGTTAATTGCTATGATACTATTCTTTACTTCGTCGTTAAAAATACGATTAACTGCACTTGTAATTGCAAGGTTTGAGTCTTTGCTAGACTGTTTTTTATTATCACTCATGTAATAATCTCCGATTAAGTTAAAAAAATTAAATTACCATTTTTATCGTTGCTTCATTGTCATATTGTTTAGCTACCCTATCGGGACAATACGGGGGTGATGGAACCCTCGGGCTATGGTAGGTTTGGAACCCTATCAATCTATGCCGTCTTATGTAAATAGATTCGCAAATTAATTGCTATCTGTCAAACAATACCTGCAAAGCCACGGAATACAAGGCTTTCAGAAGGTACATTAATTATATAAAAAAACGAATCATACGAATCAGTTTGTCGGGGACTACCCGATACTCATAATGGGTATTAAGGTATCTTTTAATCTGGCAGTTATCAATTACCCATAATGGGTACTGACCCCCACCAAAAAAATGCGTGTGCTTGTGTGTGTATATATATGGTAGTGACATATATGTAACAAAATAACAGAGTCAATAAAAATAATAAAAAAAGTACTTGTATTTTAACGGGGAGTTGTATATAATATATACATAATATAATCTATATAGATATAAGAGATATTAAAATTATATTTTATAGTTTATATTATTACAATATTACAATATAACAATGTTAAGGTATTAAATACTTTGGAAACTATAGAGACTATAGATACATCACCATACTTAAATCTACAAAGTTACTTAAATTTAAAGATAGAACAAGATTCTAAAACAGATTTCATAACTTTTGTCCGTAAGATTGCTCCAATACTTGTCTCTGATTGGAAAATGGGTAAGCATATAGAAGTAATAAGTGAAAAACTAAGACAATTAGAGTCTGGAGAAATAAAAAGACTTATGGTTTTCTTACCACCTAGAAGTTCTAAGAGTGTTATCTGTTCTAAATTGTTTCCTGCTTGGTATATTGGTCGTAATCCAGAGCATGAAATCCTTACTGTGTCTCATAGTGACCAATTGTCCTCTGACTTTGGTCGGTCTGTAAGGGATGTTGTAGACTCACAAGAGTTTCAAAGTATATTTAAGAGTGTTAAGCTACGAACAGACGTTAGAGCTGCAGGTAAATGGAAGACAAACCAAGGTGGTAGTTATTATGCTGCAGGTGTTAAGTCTCAAATAGCAGGAAGAGGTGCACATATTGCAATTCTTGATGATGTGATGTCTGAAGAGGACTCTTATTCTGAAGCAGGTCGTAGATATATTAAAGAATGGTATCCTGCAGGTCTAAGAACTCGTATAATGCCTAATGGTTCTATACTTATAATTAATACAAGGTATCATTATGATGATTTGTGTGGTTGGTTACTAAAACAACAAGATGAATTTGCTATTGCACCTTGGGAAGTTATAAAAATTCCTGCTTGGTTAGACGAGGAGTCTGCTGAGTTACTTGAGTTACCAGTAGGTAGTAGTTATTTTCCAGAATGGAAGTCAGATGATGTCTTACGTGTAGATGAACAGGAAATAAAAGCATCTAATGGTGCAAGATATTGGAATGCATTATATATGCAAGACCCAACACCTGATGAAGGTGGTTTAATAAAAAAAGATTGGATACAATGGTGGGAATATGAAGAACCTCCTACCTGTGACTTTATGATTCAAACATATGATACTGCGTTTTCAACAAAGACAACAGCAGATTATAGTGTTATACAAACATGGGGTATCTTTTCTCAATATGAAGAAGATGAACATGGATATGAATCCTATAAATCTAATTTAATACTACTTGGAAATATAAAAGGTAGATTTGAATATCCAGAGTTAAGAAGAATATCTCAAAAACTATATTATGATTATAGACCTGATGTCTGTATGATAGAAAAGAAAGCAAGTGGACAATCATTAATACAAGATATGCGTAGAGCAGGTATACCTATCTTAGAATATACACCTGATAGAGATAAAGTATCCAGAGTACATGCAGCTTCACCTATGATAGAAGCAGGTAGAGTATGGATACCTAAAGATAAAAAATGGTCAGAAGATTTATTAGAAGAAATGTTACGTTTTCCAAATGCAGCTCATGATGACCAAGTTGATGCTATGACAATGGCAATACATTACATGAAAGATTCCTGGAATTTAGACCACCCTGATGACCCAGAGTGGGAAGATGAACCTAGAAAAAAAAGAGTTGCGTACTGGAGAACTTAGTGATATAATTATGTTTTAAAGGGGAATAACATGGCGACAGAAAGAAATCCATTTGATAAGATAGAGGAAACAATATCAAATGTAATAGAACTTCCAGAACAAATAGATGCAATAACAGACTCACCAACTATTCAACCAGATGAGGATGGTGGAGTTACTGTAGACTTTACTGAAACTAGTATTGAAATGGAAGCAGAAGCTGACATACAAGAATGGTATGGTAATTTAGCTAATGATATAGATGAAGAAGAATTACAAGAGATAGCTACAACAGTTATAGATAATTATACAGCAGACAAAGATTCCAGAGCTGAATGGGAATCAATGTTTGAAAGAGGATTTGATTTATTAGGATTAAAGATAGAAGATGCAAGTGAACCTTTTGAAGGTGCATGTACTGCTGTTCATCCTATGTTAATAGAGTCAGCAGTTAAGTTTCAATCAAAAGCAATACAAGAATTATTTCCTAGTAAAGGTCCTGTTAAATCTCAGATACTAGGAAGACAAACTCCTGAAAGAGAAGACCAAGCAAATAGAGTTCAAAATTTTATGAACTATCAGGTAACAGAACAGATGCCTGAATACTTTGATGAAACAGAAAGAATGTTATTTCATTTACCTCTTATAGGTTCAGCATTTAAAAAAGTTTATTATGATGCTAACTTAAAAAGACCAGTATCTGAATTTGTTCCTATAGACCAGTTTTATGTTTCTTACTATTCTAGTAACTTAAGAAAAGCAGATAGATATACACATGTTATTTATAGAAGTCCTATAGATTTAGCTAGAGATATGCGTACAGGTATTTATGATGACGTAGAGTTACCTGAAGCTACTAATCCTAATCCTACATCTTTTTCTTCAAAGATGGATACAATATTAGGTTTAACTCCTACAGAAGATAGTGACCCACAATATACATTATTAGAACAACATTGTTATTTAGAAATAGAAGAAGATTATGCTCTTCCTTATATTATAACTGTAGAAGAAGAATCAAGAACAGTTTTAAGTATTAGAAGAAACTATAAGAAAGATGATAAGAAACAAGAAAAAGTTTCCCATTTTGTCCATTACAGGTTTGTTCCTGGATTTGGATTTTATGGGTTTGGCTTGATGCACTTCTTAGGTAATCTCACAATGACTGCAACAGCAGCAATGAGAAGTTTAGTGGATGCAGGTCAATTTGCAAACCTACCAGGAGGATTTAAAGCAAAAGGTGT